CCGTATAGATTCTAGTGGTAGGGCGACGATGCCTTATCAACCATTTGTTTTTGTTGTAAGATCTGCCAGTGTTAGTATGGCACCTGGAGCAAAAATTCCTTTTGACAGTGTAGTAGACTCTCGTGGTTTAACCTGGAATACCTCAAATAATAACTTTGTGGTTCCTGCTACTGGTGTTTATACTTTTAGTATTTACATTAGACTGGCAACTACAAGTGTAAACTACATATTTGCTCAAATAAGATCTAATGGGACTCCTCTTTATAATGGTAGTTACATATATCTCCAAAAACCAAATACATTAGATAGTTTTCAAACTGCAGGCGTTACAATTTCTGTAAAATTAACTCAAAATGATACAGTTGACGTAACAGGAACTTGGAATGGTTCCACGTCTTATACACTTGAAGCAAATCAATCATTAATGTCTATCGTTTTTAACGGATAAATACTCAAAAAATCTTATGAACTATACAATTACTTTAACCGAAGCAGAACAAAAGGCAATGGAATACATTGCTGCTGATGTTGACGAATGGATTACAAATGCCACATCTAATAGGGCAAGAATCGCTATTGATGAGATTTGTGACTTATATGTGAAGCATAAGTTAGATAACAACCAACCTATCACCGCAACCAATAAACCTGATATGGTTTTAGCAGCATATGAAGAAGGTTTAGTCAAAACAGCAGCACAGAGAAACGAAGAATCTTCTTTGAATAATTAAAGATATAATTTATCTTCAATGGAGACAAACCTAGTCTACTGATAAAAAGACACTTCGTCAACCCCTTGACACCTTACTCAAAACCCCTTATAATGTTTAAGTCTTTCGGGTCTTTGTATCTTTGAGACTGAAAGACTCTCTTCGGTGGTGTGGAGAGATGATGTTGGTGGTATAATAAGAGGAGAGAAATCTCCTCTTTTTTCTTGTATAAATTATTAATAAATCTTAATCAAATATGAGTATAGTAGCAAGTAAATCTCAACGAAGATTAATTTACGGATTCGGTGTAAATGATGCTGACTATGTGATAAAACCTCTTATAAATGGAAAGAGAAAAAGTTGCCCTTATTATAAAAGGTGGGAAGCGTTAATAACAAGATGTTATTCCAAAAAATCTTTAGAGTTACATCCTTCTTATAATGGATGTTATGTATCCAATGAATGGAAATATTTTTCAAATTTTAAGTTATGGATGGAAAATCAAGATTGGGAAGGAAAACATTTAGATAAAGATATATTATATCCAGGAAATAAAATGTATTCTGCAGACAAATGCATTTTTGTTCCAAGTTATATAAATTTATTACTTACTAAATGTGATAAAAAGAGAGGAAAATATCCTTTAGGTGTTTACTATTGTAAAAGTAGTAAAGGTTTTCATTCATGTTTGTGTAAAGAGGGAAAACTTATTCATTTAGGATTTTATGACAATCCTGCTGAAGCGCACAAAAAATATCAAGTAGAAAAATCTAGATATATAAAAGACATTGCTAATAAACAATCTGATTATAAACTTAAAAATGCTCTTATTCGCATTTCAAATGGTATAATTGAAGATTATGAAAATAATGTAGAAACAATTAACTATCGTTAAGGAGGAAAAATGAATTTTACTGTGTATAGTAAAGAAGGGTGTGAATACTGCTTTAAAGTTAAAAAAGTATTAGAGTTGACAAATAGCAACTTTGTGACTTATAATCTCAATGAGCATTTCACTAAAGAAGAGTTTTATGCCGAATTTGGTGAAGGTTCGACATTTCCACAAGTTGTTTGTGATGATCAAAAATTAGGAGGGTCCGTTGAAACAATTCAATTCCTCAAAGAAAAGCAGATTATCAAATCCTGACATAAATAAAACTGAAGATCATTTCAATCGTGGTGTTGAATTGATACTTAGCGGAGGTAAAAGAAAGCAAACTCAACCATTTCACATTATCTTTGAAAAGATAGTTTGCTTTCTGAATCGGGAAGTCACTATCTATTTTGAATTTTCCTTAAAATCAAGGAAGAAAAACTAGTTTCCCGGAGAAAACCAATGTTAGCAGTTAGTTTAGTCGTCGCATCATTTTTAACTGTATTATTTCTCATAGTGGGAGTTATGCTTGGTTGGGTCGCAAGAGATTATATGATGACTCATCAAGAAGGACCAAAGCAAATTGCTTACCATCCAGAGTTTTATGATAAGGATGGTGAGTTAATCGATCAAGAAATTGTATCAGTAAGATTTGAACCAGGATATTTTGAAGATGACTTTGAAATGGAAGAGGATGAAGATTAATTCATAAATAACCCTAATAGTATTCAACATTCTGTTACTTATATGACAACGACAACAAAAGCAAAAACTCCTGTCAAAAAAACTGCTCCTAAACCAAAAGTTGCAGAAGCACCAATTCCCGATCTTCCTGCAAATCCTTTTGTCTTTGAGATTCTGAACATTGTAGTTAAACAACGAAGCAATGCTAAAAAGATTGAAGCACTCAAGAAGTTTGAGCATCCCTGTCTAAAGGCAATCTTCATTTGGAACTTTGATGAATCAATTGTTTCAGCACTTCCTCCCGGCGATGTTCCTTATGCTGCTGTGGATGAGATGGATTCATTCAAAGGAACCTTGAGTGAAAAAATTAATGATGCAGTTGAAAAGATGGGAGAACTTGGAACCAACTCACTAGGTTCTCAAGATCAGGGAAGGTCTTCAATTCGCAAAGAATATGATAAGTTTTATAATTTTGTCAAGGGTGGTAATGATGGATTGAGTTCAATGCGTAGAGAGACGATGTTTATTAATACTCTTCAAGGTCTTCATCCTCTTGAAGCAGAAATTGTTTGCCTTTGCAAAGATAAGAAACTGGACACAAAGTATAAGATCAGTAGAGATATTGTTTCGCAGGCATATCCTGATATTCAGTGGGGAGGTCGTTCTTGAGCAAACTTCGTGATGTAGTAACGCAAAATACAGAAACGACTATGGAAAACTGGACTCCCGCAGAAAAAGAAACCTGTAAGTCACGCTACGGTTGTGACATTATGATTGAGAATGGTTCTTATGCGGAAGTTTGCACAAAAGAAGCACCTAGTGATGCTTATATTGTGCAGTATATGGTGGATGGTAAGATTTGTTTTGATCTGACCAGAGGTGCAAAAATTCGACTGTTTGATATGTATTGGGATAAGTTTCGTGAGAATCTAAAGAGTGTTGAATTTGGATATGGGAGAGTCAATCCAAAACTCTGGGGTTATAAATCACCCGAAAAGAAAAAGCGAAAGTGATTTCCCAGATCGGGTAAAAAAATCTCCGGTAAAAATTCTTACGCGATGATTTTTTAAAATTGTATTATATTATACAAAAATACTTGACTATATACACCAGGAGATCTATAATGATCTTTCGTTCATTTCAAATAACTCGCTTATGTATGAAAACCTGTAAAATGTGTTGCAAAGACAAACCACTTACAGACTATTACAAATGGACTGCTAAGTGTAAGTCTTGTTATAACGAAATAAGGAGAAAAAGGTATAATTCTAATCCAGAATTTCGTAAAAAACGAGCACGCCAAATACAGGATAGGAAAGAAGTTCGTAGGAAGGAAGATTCTTTGTATGATCTACATAAAAGAATCAGTCGTATGATTCGTAATAGAATCTCAAGCAAAAAACTTCTTAGCGAATATGGTATAGATGTAGAATCCATTCTATCTTCTATTGGAGAAAGACCAAATGGTAATTATCATTTAGACCATTTTTTTCCACAAGTAGCTTTTGACTATGAAAACTCTTTTGAGGTGTGGGCTTGCAACCACCAAAGAAATCTTAGATGGTTACCCGCAAATGAAAATATTTCAAAAAGAGATAAATATGATTCAAAATCTTTTTCTGAGTATATAAGTGAGATGAGAGTTATTTGGAACGCAAGTAGAAATATGCGGAACGGATATCGTTCAGAATAGTCCTAATCTCACTATTCTGCAAACATATTTCCAAGGAACGGGAATTAAACCTCTCATTTCTTAAGGAGCAAAAACAATGAGTCAAGTCGTGTATAGGGGTGTAGCATATGACACCGAAGTTCGTCGCCAAGCACAACAGCAGGCACAACAACAACCCCAACAATACAACGAAACATATCGTGGAGTTAAGTTTGTAAAGGGGAATGTAAAATGAATACTTATTTTGTTCGCTACTTAAAGCAAAAAGTCAGGAGAGAAAATCTTCTCAAAATTGCACAACTGAATATGGCAAAGCAACCACAAGTTGCTTAACAAATCAGAGAGGGACTTGACTCCCTCTCTTTTTTTATGTAGAATGCTTGAAGAGAATACTATCCTATGGACAAAGACCGATTAAAACTGATTGTTCGTAATCTGGAACTTCTTGTTGACTCCTTAAAAGCAGAAATCTATTCGGATACAACTGCTTATAGGTATGATGATATTCGACCTAAAGAACTGGATTATGATGAAATTTTCGAGGATTCTGAATGAGTAGAGCAAAGCAATTGGTTAAACTGTTGGAAAGGATGTTGAAACAAGACCATCTATTTTCAGCAGAACAACTAGTAGAAATGAAACAACAACTGCGAGTCGTTAAACAAGAACTTGCAGAACTAGAAGCACAAACATCAAAAGGATTTGGAAAGAAATGAAACCAATTAAAGCAAAAGATCTTCTTGAACTGGATAAAAATCTGCAAGTGGTAATGCTTCAATGTTATCCACTTCCAGAGCAAGTCATTTATCAAGCAGGAAAGTGTGACTATTCTGAAACTCCAATTCACGAGCAGGATATTCCTTCTAACTATAAGTGCGGTGAATGGGTTGTGGAGCGTCTATTAGGCAATGAGAAAGGGCACTGGGGACCGCTAGAGCACCCCGCAATTACTTTTTCGGTGTCTGGGTATGTCCATAACGTTGCGATGCAGGCAAGGACTCACAGAGTGGGTGTAAGTTTTGATGTTCAGTCTCAACGATACACTGGCAAAAGGGTCATTAAAGTTGCAAGTGGAGAACTGAAACCAGAAGATGTTTTTTATGTTCGTCCTCCTGGATACTATACCAATCGTTACGGTAAAAAGTATGATTGGACTCAAGAAGATTATGATGATGAACTAGACTTCATTTATGAAGGTTGTAAGCGTTATGCGGCAAAGTATGAAAAAGGAATGTGTGAAGAGCACATTAGGGACTATCTTGCACAAGCAATTCGTCAGAACTTTGTGGTTTCTTTTAACCTTCG